AAAATGCCGCGTCGCGGCTCAAGACGATAATTCCAGCGCCGCCACGGTATCCGTTGCCCTCGGCCACAGAAAAACGGCTGAGCGCGCCGCCATCCCCCGCGATAAAGTAAGCGCCTTTTTTGGTGACGTAGAGGTGGCTGTTTTCATACCGGAAATCTGTCGCATATTCGTCATTCCCGGTGTCGCAGATTTTTTTAGCCGTTTCCGTGTTGTACGTTTTTCCGTCAATAATGCGTTTCATAATTTGGTTCCTTGTGTTGGTGTGTTGGATGGTAAGCGGTACATGATAGGGCCGCCGGGGCCATTAAGTGTCAACAACCGGCCCCGTTTTTGGCGATGTCCTCCGCGATGTCCTCCGCGATTGATTCTGGCGAGGACGCTAATGTCCCAAGGATATTAACATATGCGTTTTCGTCACAGCCATGCCCTACATCGTCAATCCCCTTGACTATGGCTGTGGCGCGATCCTCCGCATCGTCATGATCTTTTCCCACCACCGCATCGTAAAACGATTCCCTTCCATCAGAAAAAAATGCTTCGAAAACGTATAGTTCTGTCATGGTCTCTGTTCCTTGTGTTGTGTGTTGGTCTTAAACTTCCATTAGCGCGTCAATTTGCGCTTGTGGCACGGTTTCGACATTCAAACCAGCCAGCCATTTGTTAACGTGTTTGGACGTTGTGACGCTGTATTTTTCGGCGGAGCGTATCCATTTGGATTTTTCAGCGTCAAAAGCGGCAACTGGTGTTTGGTAGGATACTAAAATGACTGTGCCGTCATCTTTGAGGATTTCGGTTTGGTTCGGTGCGATTGGGTTGATTCTCATGGTTTTGGTTCCTTTGTGTTGGGTGTTGTTTTAGCTTTGCGTCATTGGCTTATGGTTGCATGGGCAGATTGTCGCGCCGTGCTTTTCAATGTTGGCGCGGCTTGTCCTGGCGATGTAGCCACAATCGCTGCACGCCATTTTGACCATTCGCGTTGTCTGTTTCTTGCGCTTGGTCAGATCAACGGCGGCGTGGGGGTAGTCGCCCAGATTTTCGATTATTGGCGCAACGTCATGTTTAAACGTATCGCTTGGTTGCGTTGCGGTCATCTTGCCAGTTAGCCCGATTGCAAGCGCCGTGCGTTTAAACGCCGCCCCATGCCCCGCTGCAATGCCTTCGATTGCGTGTACCATTTCGTGCGCTAAGATTGCCAAGACCTCGATGGGATCATCTTGGGACATACTAATAATCATTTCGGCGGTGCCGTCTGCACTGGCTGAGGGGTCAAAACATTGACCAATTACGCCTTTAGCGTTTTTGCCGCTGGCCCGGCTTGAAGGCCAGCTACAGGAAACGCGCCATTTTAAAGGCAGTGATTTTTCGAGTGGCGCAAAGAGTGCTGTTTCTAGGCCTTGCGCGGCTTGTGTTAACCATTGTTCGCGGTTCATTTTGTGTCCTCGTGTCGGTGTGTTGGATGGTAAGCGGTACATGATAACCCGGCGAAACCGGGCTACCATTTAACGCCCTAGTGGTCCTAAGCTACCTTCAAATTCAAGCTGATCAAGCGCTTCTGAGGTTGCACGCCATTCGGTGACATTACCCCCACACGCGGATGCCACTCTGTCCGCTTCTTCACGTGTGAAAAAATCGCCAGCGTCTTGCTCATACGTGCGAGACCCGCCCGCCATGTTCAAGCTCGTGATGGAAGTGACGCTGTAAACCGTGGTGGTGGTTGTGGTCATGGTTTTGGTTCCTTTGTGTCGGTGTGTTTCAGTAATTTCAGTATTAGTGGTTTAAGCAAATTTATCAAAGGCGTCTAGGTTGTCCATAAACCTATTATCTGCGGTCCATCGCCCCCATTCACCTGCCGCTATCAGGGCGTCCTTCGCCTCCTCCCATCGGTCTATAAGGTCAAGGCTTTTTGCGCTACTTATTGACGGTACACACGAGCGGGCTATATGCGCTGCAAGCGTGTTGTTTATTTTGGACATCTTGGCGCGGAGCGTTTCTTCTTTGGTCATTGTTTCGGCCCTCCTTAGGTGTGTTTCAGTGATACCACTATACACGCATCGTGACACATTAATACCCCTAAATTGGGATTATTTGATTTATTTTTTAAGCTGTTGTAATGTCGGGATAAATTGGAAAGGGTTTTGGATGGAAAATAAATTAGTGAGAAATATGCCCCCCGCTCGCGGCGCTGGCCGTCCGAAAGGCGCTCCGAATAAATCAACGGCGCTTTTGAAGGACGCGATTTTGCAAGCGGCTGAGCTTGCTGGCGATAAAGGCGGCATGGTTAATTATCTTCTAAAGCAAGCGCATGAGAATCCCATTGCTTTCATGGGGTTAATGGGGAAGGTGCTGCCTTTGCAAGTGGTTGCTGACATTACGCAACGGGTTGCCATTGTGACTGAAACGATCATGACGCCAATCGAATGGGAAAAACAATGGGCGGATCACCACAGCGACAACCCACCGCATTAGTCGCCTGGGCACCATTTAGTAGGCCGCAATCCCAGCTTTTAAGCTGCCCAGCGGACGAGATATTCTTCGGCGGCGCTCGCGGTGGGGGCAAAACTGACGGGATGCTTGGTAAATTTGCAATAAAATCAAGCACTTACGGCAAGGATGCCGTTGGCATATTCTTCCGCAGCACCCGCGAGGATTTGAAGGAGGCGGTTGAGCGATCAAAGGACATTTACACGCCTTTGGGTGCCAAATATGTTGATAGGCAGTGGACCTTCCCAACTGGTGCGCGGCTCAAGTTCGAATACCTCGAGCGCGACAAGGACGCCCAGAATTATCAGGGGCATTCATATACTGATCTATTTTTTGAAGAGCTTACGAACTGGGCAAGCCCGGACCCGATCAATAAACTTCGCGCCACTCTTAGATCGTCGTCCGGCGTGCCCTGCCAACTCCACGCCACAGGCAACCCAGGCGGTCCAGGTCACCAGTGGGTTAAGGCGCGCTATATCGATCCCTGCCCCACAGGCGGCAAAATGTTGTGGGAAGAATACAAAAACCCTTTCACGGGCAAATCTGTCAAAATGTCGCGGGTGTTCATCCCGTCAAAGCTATCTGACAACCCAACACTGATGCGCGATCCCGGCTATGTGGCGCGGCTGTATCAGTCAGGCAGCGCGGAGCTAGTGCGGGCATGGCTGCATGGCGATTGGGATATTGTTGACGGCGCGTTTTTCGATTGCTGGAGTCCTGGCAAGCATATCGTCCGGCCCTTCCATATCCCTTCCGATTGGCTGAAATTCAGGTCATGCGATTGGGGCAGCGCCAAGCCCTTCAGTGTCGGATGGTGGGCGGTATGCCCGGAGTTGCACCACACCCAAGACGGCCATGTGATACCGCGCGGCGCTGTTATTAGATACCGCGAGTGGTACGGCGTAGCTAAAGACCCTAACGGCGAGGTGCGCCCGGACGTTGGCCTAAAACTGACGGCGGAAGCAGTCGCGGAGGGCATCAAAACTAGGGATGAGGGCGATACGATAGCTTATAGCGTCATTGACCCGGCGGCATTCAGTCAGGACGGCGGGCCGTCCATAGTCGAGCGCATGAAGATCAACTTCAGACGCGCCGACAATAAGAGGGCCGGAACCCGTGGCGCTATGGGCGGGTGGGATCAGATGCGGGCTAGGATGGTGGGTGAGGACTTAGGCGATCCACACGGCCAGCTTCCCATGATGTTTGTATTCAGCACTTGCACCGACTTCATTCGCACCGTCCCGGCATTGCAGCATGATAGCTCTAGGCCAGAAGACCTTGACACAAGCGCGGAGGATCACGCCGCAGATGAGGCCCGCTATGGCCTGATGAGTCGGCCTTATGTGCCCAAGTCGGATGCCCCCATCCTCAACCCCACCATGACTATCGGCGGCCCGTCCACCATGACTATGGCCGATCTGATTAAATCAGTCAGCAAGCGGCGGGCTAGGTATGATTGAGGCCAGCATACGACAAATGAAATTATTTTTATTCTGGAATGTCGCCAGAAGGCCAGAAAAGCCAGAAAGGCCAGAAACCTACCCGGTGGAGTTTCCGGCCTTTTTAGCTTTTTCGACTTGCAGCCTGCGGAAACTATTGGTTTAAGGTCAGAAAGGTCAGAAAGGTCAGAAACCTACCCGTTGGAGTTTCTGACCTTTCTGACTTGCAAAAGTTCTTGATTTGGTACAATAATTATGAATGTACGCCAAACCAAGCAAGAAAACTAAACCGAAGCCCGCTGCCAAGCCAAGCGCGAACCGCAGCGGCATGACGGCGGCGCTTGGCGGCAAGGTAAAAAAGGGCGGATATGCAGGATAATTCTTACGATTCTCAAGGCGGCACCTTAGTAACCCCCGAAGATGCGGGCAAGGGAGCGCCGGGAGTTGTCGCCCGCTGGATTGCTGAACTTGATCTCAGCGACAAGACTGAATCTAATTGGCGCACCCGTGCCAAGGAGGTGCATGAGCGTTATCGTGACGAAAAGTCTGACAGCTATCAGATCGGCGGCTCTGGCGGTGATCGCTACAATATTCTTTATTCCAATATTCAGACGATCTGCCCGGCCCTTTACAATCAGTCGCCCAAGCCTGATGTGCGGCGGCGGTATCGTGACTCTGACCCTGTCGGCAAGGAGATCGCCGAAGTTATGGAACGCTGCTTGTCGTTCACGATGGATGACAGTGATTTTGACAGATATATGCGATTGGCGATCAAGGACCAGCAAATCTGCGGGCGTGGCGTAACCCGTGTTCGCTATGATCCGATCTTCGGCGAAGAATCCGACGAAATGGGTGAGCCTTACGATGAGCTAAAGAGTGAAGAAGTTAAGTTTGAACACGTTAACTGGGCTGACTTCCGCCACGGGCCGGGGCGTACCTGGGAGGAGATACAGTGGATTGCCTTCCGCCACGTTATGACCCGCGATGAACTGATTGATAAGTTTGGCGAAGATATAGGCCAAGAGATAGACCTGGATTATTCTCCGATTGGCATGGAAGACAAGGACGGCGATCCTGTCGCCGACACGTTTAAACGTGCGAATGTTTGGGAAATTTGGTGCAATCGCCAGAAGGAGGTTATCTTTATCTCCAAGGGATTGAAGGAGCGCCCGCTTAAGACTGACCCTGATCCTTTGCAGCTTCGGGACTTCTTTCCGATTCCCCGCCCGCTTTATGCAACTGAGAACACCGACAGCTTGGTGCCGATTGAGCCTTTCAGGTTCTACCGCGATCAGGCCAATGAACTGGACAACATCACGCGCCGCATTTCGGGTGTCATTGCTGCTTGCAAGGTGCGCGGCATTTACGACAGCACAATCACTGAGATGTCGAACTTGATGGACGCCAGCGAGAATATGATGGTGCCAGCGCAGGATGTTTTGCCGCTTATGCAGTCTGGTGGGCTAGGTAATGCTATTTGGATGTGGCCGATTGAGAAGATTGCGGGTGTTTTAAATGAGCTTTACAACCAGCGTGAGCAAATTAAGAAGACCATCTACGAGATTACCGGCATTGCCGACATTATGCGCGGTTCTTCGTCTTCATCTGAGACATTAGGCGCACAGCAGCTAAAGGTTCAGTTCGGCACCATGCGCTTGGATGACATGGGCCGCGATGTTCAGCGTTATGCCCGCGATTTGGTCAGGATTTCGGCTGAGATTATATCTGAGCAGTTCAGCACCGACAGCATTGCGATGATGACTGACATCAAGCTGCCATCACCTGAAGAAAAGATGCAGGCGCAGCAACAGGCTCAAATGATGGGCCAACAGCGGCAGCCTATTCCGTCCCAGCTTCAAGATGTTTTAGACAAGCCGACATGGGACGAGTGTATGCAGGTGTTGAAGGACGACAAGCAGCGTTCATATCGGATTGATATTGAGACAGACTCTACTGTTGCTGGCGATCAGGCGATGGATCAGAAGTCGATGACAGAATTGCTTCAAGGTGTGTCCACCTTTATCAGCAATGCTGGCCCTGCGGTTGCGGCTGGTTATCTTCCGCTTGAGGCGGCTAAGTCTATGCTAATGTCTGCGGTTCGCAGATTCAGAATGGGCCGTGAGGTTGAAGACGCTCTTGACCTAATTGGCGAGGATGAGTCGGGCGGCAGTGACCAAGGTGCTGAAGCCCAGCAGCAAGCGCAACAGCAAGCGCAACAGCAAGCGCAGCAAGAACAGGCAGTGGCGGCGCAAGATGCACAGATGAAGATGCAGATGGAGCATCAGGAGGCGCAGTTGAAGGCCCAAGAGCTTCAGCAAAAGGCTCAGATGGAGCAAGCCAAGATGCAGATGGAGCAGTCTGGCAAACAGGCTGATCTTGCGATAGCCGAGAAAGAGCTTGCCTTGAAAGAGCGTGAAATGTCTTTGAAGGAGTTTGAGGCCCAGAAGCCGGAGCCTGACCAAAACATGAAGATTCAGGCTGATATGCAGATGGCGCGGGAGCGCATGGAATTTGACGCAAGTGAGGCAGACAAGCAGCGCCAAGTCGATCTAGCCAAGGCGATCATGGCTGAATTTAGCGGCCCAGAGGGTAGCCTTGCTACGCCTGAAGATGCGCTGAACCGTGCTGCGGAGATAATGGGCCGGATTAATGAGGTTGTATCAGCAACGCAAGGCATGGGCGGCATTCCCCTAGCAGAGACAACGATCATGGTTGCTGATGGTGAGCCAGAAATGGTGCAGGATTTTGGAGTTACAAATGAGCCTTTTCAAAGATAACTACGACAAGATTAAATGGGACAAGACCATTCGAGTGGAGAGGGTCGCCGTGTGCAACGACTCCAAGCGATCCCATCTCAATATGCCGTACATAGCTGGCGACTATAAGACCTATGACTGCCCGATCACGGGGAAGCCCATTGACGGGCGCGTTGAGCATGAAGAAAATCTTAAAAAACATGGCTGTCGGATACATGAAGCGGGCGAGTTCGAAGATGTTAAGAAGAACGGGCAAAAGAGAATAAACGCTTCGATTGATGCTGCGATTGATAAATCTGTTGATGCAGTCGCGCGGCAAATAGACTTTTAACAAAGGGAATAATCATGGCCGAAGACACTCCAGAAGTCATTGAAGATCAATCTATGGATGATTTCATGGGCGATCAATTTGATGCCCTGGAAGGCGCTGAACCAGAAGAAAGCCCTTCTGAAGCTACACATGAAAGCCCAGAGGCGGATGTCTCTGAGCCTGAAGAAGATTCCGTTGCGGAAGCAGCAGATACAGACGTAGAAAGCGAAGTCTCTGAACCTGAGTCTCAGATCGTCACAGCGCCGCAATCTATGTCTGCAAAAGACCGTGAGGCATTTTACGCCTTGCCGCCTGAAAGCCAGCAATGGATTTCAGATCGCGTCAAGTCGCAAGAAGCAGACTACACACGGAAAACTATGGAAGTCGCAGAACAGAGAAAAGTGTACGATAAACTTGAGCAGGCCATTGCGCCGCGCCGTCAGGAATTTGCAATGAACGGAATGGATGAAGGCACCGCTATCGGTCAGCTTTTAGCCCTTTCTGATTATGCAAATAACGATCCTGTTGGCTTTTCGCGCTATCTGCTCAATCAACGTGGAATCCCTGTATCTGCATTAACTGAACCCGGTGTAGAGAACTACACTGATCCCCAAATGCTTGCCATGCAGAATCGTCTGCAAGGCTTCGAGAACTATTTTACACAACAGCAAACGCAACAAGTAGAGCAGCAGGGTGAAGTCATCTCAGGTGTCATAGATAGTTTTGCAACCGCAAATCCTTTCTATGGAGAACTTGAAGGTGAGATGATCCCGATTGTTTCTGCCTTGCGTGAGAGTAAACCCGGACTGACCAGCGACCAATATCTTGATATGGCTTACAAGATGGCCCTAGCGACCAACGAAGAAGTCTCATCCAAGATAGCGGTTGACCGCAAAGCAAAATCAGAAGCAGAGCGGATCGCCAAAGCGAAGAAAAGCGCAACGGCGGCTAAGAGGGCTGGGGGAACTAGCATCAGGGCAACTGGTACGTTACCGGCTGGTGCTGCTAAAGCTAAGAGTGTAGATGATTTTATCGGAGCTTTAGTGGATGAACGCATGACGGCCTAGACTTGAAAGGTCTTAATCATGACTGCTAACAGTTCGTTTACGGAGATTGCGGCACTAACTTACCGCCATTTCAAAAATACTTATCTTGAAGATAATGTTTCTAACCATACTGCCCTGCACCAGCGGCTCACGGAAAAGGGTCGCGTTGATCTGATCTCCGGTGGCTGGGAAATTCAGGTTCCTCTGGATTATGCAGAGAACGGCACCTACCAACGCTATAGTGGCTACGACACTCTGAGCATTGCTCAGTCTGAAGTGTTCACGGCTGCCAACTTCCCTTGGAAGCAGGTTGCCATTAACGTGGTGGCTTCCGGCCTTGAAGTTCGGCAGAACAGCGGCAAAGAAGGCGTTATCAAGCTCGTCAAAAACAAGCTGAAGAATGCCATGCGTACCGCTGGCAACAACTTCTCGACCGACATCTACAGCGACGGCACCACTGCTAACCAGATTAATGGTTTGCAGGCTCTCGTTTCGGATGCTGGCACGGGGACTGTTGGTGGGATTGTTTCTGGAACCTACACCTTCTGGAAAAGCATCCTTCAGTCTGCTGCGGCTCCCCTACAGGGTGGCGCTGGTATCACGCCAAGTGCAACTACCATCGAGAGCTTGATGCTCCCGCTGTGGCTGAACTTGACGCGCAACAACGACAAGCCTGATCTGATCGTTATGGACGACACGTACTTTACGTTCTTCGATGGCAGCCAGACCAGCATCCAGCGTTATACCAACACTACCGACCTAAAAGCCGGGTCAACGTCCTTGAAGTACAAGGGCGCAGATGTTGTTTATGATAGCTCTGCTTCGGGTATGCCAGACGCTCATGCGTATTTCTTGAACACTGATTACATCGGGATTTGCGCCCATCGTGACGCGAATTGGACGGAAGTCCCCGAAAAGTCGTCAGTGAACCAGGACGCGCAGGTTTTGCCGATCATTTGGCAGGGCAATATGACCGTCTCGAACCGTTCACTTCAGGGCGTTATGAAAGCCTAGTCGGCTTTCTTGCAAACTTTATTTCCTGAAAGGAAAAAACAATGTCTGACTATGAAATTACTAACACGATTATCGGGGCGCAGAATATTGCTGACACCTCGACAACCCAAAATCATCCGCTTGGCCTAATCGTCCAAGCAGTTGATCGTGCCTCCACCGCATACGGTGCTGGTGAGTTCGTTTACCTTAGTGGAGTCGCATCAACGGTGCTTGGCTCTTTCGTGACTTACAACGCAGACGACAATTCAACTGCGCTTTTGGCTGCTAATGCCATTGGCCCAGTTGCTACTGCGATGTCGATCAATGTTGCCAGTTCATACGGCTGGTATCAGATCAGTGGCAAAGCGGTGGGCAAGTGCCTTGCCGGTTATGCGGATAACGGTCTGGTTTTCGCAACCGCCACGGCAGGTAGCATCGATGATGCTGTTGTCGCTGGTGATCGCGTTAAACTTTCTAAGGGTGCAAGTGCAGTCGGAACGCCATCTTCGGGTCTTGCTGAATTTGAGATTCAGCGTCCATTCATGGATGACGCCACGGCTGCTTAACTTTAGTCGGGGGTGTCTCAGTAAGGCACCCCCTTCTTTAACGAAGGAATAAAAATGGTCGAGATGTTAATGGAAGAACGGCATGGGTTTTATGTTGATTTCGAGCTTCGACCAGAAGAAGACCGTGAGCAGACTATTGCTCAAGGGATGCCCATCTTTAAAGATGTTGAATTTGCTATAATCACCATGCCCGGCGGCGGCTTAGTGGTTGATAAACAGATAACTGATGCCCTGCTTCAAGAGTGGCGGCACGGTGACAACCGGCGCAAGCCCCCATCACCATTTGCCTTCACGGCTTATGAGGCTTGGAAAGAGGGCCGTGATGCTCCCGTAAACGGGACTGATTTAAAGAACTGGCCCGGCGTAACCCCGGCACAGTTGAAGACTTGCCAGAACGCCACTATCAGAACGATTGAAGACCTAGCAGAGGCGAATGCTGATACAATCAGGAAGCTAGGCATGGGCGGCGTTGCGATGTGCGAGAAAGCTAAGTCTTATTTATCATCTGCGAATAATAACAAGGCTTCTGAGGAAGTGGCCTCCTTGAAGGTACGGATGGAATCTTTGCTTGAGGCTGTTGAGAAGAAAGACCGTCAGATCGAGGATTTGCTTGAGCGGCTTGAAGATGCGCCCAAGAAACGTGGTAGGCCAAGAAAAGAGGAATAGATGTCGCTTTTAACCTTAATCCAGAACTCTTGCGATACGATTGGCTTAACTCGTCCCACTGTCGTCATTGCATCTACAGATCAGAACGTGAGAACGCTTCTGGCTTTAGCACAGACTGAAGGCCGTGAGTTACTTGACCGCTATTCTTGGCCCGCGACCCAGATAGAAAAGACCCACACAAGTCTAGCGGCTGAATCGCAGGGTGTTATGACGACACTCGCGCCCGGATTTTCTTACATTACCAGTTCTACGTTTTGGGATAGGACGTTGACGCAGCCTGTAGTTGGCCCTCTGTCACCTATCGAGTGGCAGGCTTTAAAAGCCCGCACAGCGACCGGGCCGTATTCCAGCTACCGGCTATTCGGTGGAAAGCTCTACGCCTACCCAGCGCCTCCTGCCGGGAACACTTGGGTGTTTGAATACCAGTCTACATATTTCTGTCAATCAAGTTCTGGCACTAACCAATCAGCTTGGGCTGCGGATTCGGATATCGGCGTTTTAGATGAGAACCTGATGGAATTAGGCGGAATCTGGCGGTTCAAGAAGAAGAACGGCTTGGACTATTCTGAAGATTTTCGGTCTTATGAGCAGAAACTAGCCAATGAGATGTCCCGTGCTGGCGGCAGAAGGGTGCTGGATATGTCTTCTAGTGGCAGTGCCATGAGTGGGGTTTATATCCCAGAGGGAAGCTGGTCGTAGTACGGTCATTTTAATAACTCAAGAATAAGGATAGCGTCATGCCTAATGTTACAGAAGAAGATATTGAGAAACTCCTTCGGTCTATGTCACCAGAAGACCGCATGGCCTTCGATGCTATGAATAATGAGGGGAGACTACCCGTTATAGAACCTATTGGAGAGATCCCGCTTGGGATTCCTGACGGTATGTCACAAGAGGCCGTTGATGCTATGAATTATGAGGGAACACCACCCGTTATGGAACCTATGCCAGGGATGTCACCACAGGCCGGTGGGCAAATCGGCGCTTCTCCTGAAGTAAGTGGCATTAATGCAGAAGAAGAAAACAAACGCCGCATGATGGAACAGCTTTTGCGAAATCAGTATGGTAGGTAACCAATATGCTCCAACCCCTCCTCGATAATTCCAGAAAGTCGAAGGTCTCGCAGAGTGCCAGTATCCCTGCGCCTGTGCGGGGGTGGAACGCCCGCGACTCTCTTGCGAATATGCCGGAGGACTTTGCGGTTGAGTTGGAGAATATATTCCCCAACCTGACAAGCTGCGATCTGAGGTCTGGCTTTGCGTCTCACTCAACCGGCAACGGCTCTGGGGCTGTCGAGACTTTGGTGGAGTATGCGGGGCCGTCAACACGCAAGCTAATCTCTGCGGCTGGCTCTGTAATCTATGATTCATCCGCTGCCGGTGGCTCAACGTCCATTGCCACAGGCAAAGCGAATGCCAGATGGCAAACAACGATGTTCGGCACATCCGGCGGGAATTTCCTGTTTATGGTCAATGGCGAAGATGCTCCGATCTATTACAATGGCAGCGCCTTCGTAACGCCCACGTTGAGCGGCGTGACGGCTACAGATATTGTAAATGTGGCAGCGCACCAGAGGCGGCTGTTCTTCGTGTTTAACGATAGCCTGGTATTTGGTTATCTTCCGGTAGTCTCTGTTGCCGGTACTGTTGCCACATTTGACATCGGCGGTTTATGCAAAAAGGGCGGCTACCTCCAAGCTATAGGATCGTGGACGCGAGATGGCGGTGCTGGCCCAGACGATCTTTTCGTGGCTATCACAAGCGAAGGCGAGTGCATTATATATTCCGGCAATGACCCATCCAGCGCAGATGCTTGGAGTCTTGCCGGTGTTTTCAATATCGGAAAGCCGATAGGCCGAAGGTGTCTTGAGAAATCAGGTTCCGATCTGACCGTTATCACTCAAGATGGCGCTATTTCTTTGTCTGCATTTTTGCCTATTGATCAGGTCGCGGCTTCCGGTCAAGCCATCTCAACCAATATCCAGAATGAGTTCCTTGCATCAACAAGGGCTTATTCCACTATATTCGGGTGGCAGTCCATTCTCTACCCGCAGGGATCATACTCATTATTCAACATCCCGTTATCTTCTACGGAATCTGTCCAATACGTTGTGAATAGCCAGACTGGCGCATGGTGTAAATTCACCGGGCAGAACGCCGCTTGCTGGTCTTTATACAACGGTGATCTATATTTCGGCGCTCAAGACGGTGGTGTAATATATAAGGCAGATACAGGTACTAGCGACAATGCGGCTGATATAGATTGGAAGATCAGGCCATCCTTTAGTTATTACGGGTCTAGGGGAAACAAAAAGATTTTCTCCTTATGCAGACCACATTTCATATCATCCGGGGTTCCATCGTTTGCTATTGATCTGAACCTAGATTTCTCAGATATCAACCCGACAAACATCCCGACCCCATCAGAGACAGCTTCTGCATTGTGGGATGTCTCAAAATGGGATGAATCCTACTGGGCGGAAGAAGTGACTTCTGCGGCTTGGACAACTGTTTTCGGTATGGGAGAGTGCGCGTCTCCAACAATCCGGGGGGGTACAAAAACCGTCAGTATATCTTTCACTGCCTACGACATGATCTGGCAGCAAGGTGGGGCCTTGTAATGGCTGATCTATTCGGTAGCCCAGAATGGCAGAAATTAGCCGATGATAACCCCAAAGAATATTATGAAAACACCCCCTTCATGCGTTCCTTATGGGAGGGGCGCTTGCCTACATGGTTGGGGCAAGCATATGAACAGGATATTAGCCCAGCTATAGAGGCGGCTCCTTCCCCGACAACAATGAAGGGGGCTTTAACTTACGGAAAAGGTGCGTACAACCTCGCTAAAGGCTTGGTCACAGGTGCTGTTGATACAATTGATAGCGCCCAGAAAGACCCTTATGATCTGAAAAAAGTGCTTGACCTTTCATTAATGGTCACTGGTGGCGGCGGTCTGTTAGGGCGTGTGCCAGCGGGGTCTGGAAAAGTGCTTGGGGCAAACGTCTACCAAGGTGGGCCGCACAAGTATGGGCCGGAGGGTGCTGCGAAGTCGCTGGATCACATGGGCAAGGGAGAGGGCGCACAGGCTTACGGCTGGGGCCGGTATGATGCTGGTGCGGAGGGTGTGGCCAAGGAATACCAAGTTAAAGTTCCGTTTCAAGATATAAAAAGGTCATTCCTAAAGGAATTGCCGGATGACGCAGAGATTGAGGAGGTTATGTCTCTTCTGGGTAAAAAGCACTTTTCCGAAAGTCAAGAACGTGTTATCCGCGCGTTACATGACGACGATTGGCTGGGATTTGACTCACCGGCAGCGGCGATTTCCGCCGTATATTCAAAAAACATTGACAACTGGGACCCGTCTGACGTTTTGCGGCGTGCTGTTAATGACGCTGGCTACCTCTACAAGCACGACCTCCCCGACGAAGACATAGCGCGGTATATGGACTGGGATAAGCCGCTGAGCCAGCAGCCGGAGAGTGTGCGGGCGGCTTTGGCTAAAATAGTGCCAGATCATAAAGTTAAGAATGTTGGCGGCGTTCAAATGTTGGAAGTAGATGGGAAATGGACAACGCTCGACCTCCGCGACAGCATCCCGGTGGGGACTGTGCCAGATAATGTTACGGGCGGTGAGATTTATCAATACATCCAAAATGTAGCTAGACGTAACGCTAGGGATGCGAATGATATTCCGTCTACAACTACACAAGGTTCTCAACAAGCAGCCTCCGAAGCCCTAGGCCGCGCAGGCATCCCCGGCCTGAAATACTATGACCAGATGAGTCGGCAGGCTGCTACCGGGCGCGGTTTGCACATAACACCGCCAAGCGATACAGTCAGCGGAAAATGGATGGTTAAGGGCAATGACCCCAATTCCAAAGGGATGCACTTTGACACCGAAGAAGCGGCGAAGGCAGCACTTAAAGAACAATTGGCGGCTCAAACCCGCAACTACGTCACATGGGATCAGGACGTTCTCGACCGCATGAAACTGCTGGAGCGGAACGGGGAATCCATGATTGACGCATTACGATGACGGAACTGGTCTTTGGCCGTGATGATGAGTTAGCTACCTGGGCAGAAGCACATTACCCAGATTGTGCGCCACTTTCTAGGCCATTGACGGCCATCGGCGTGGCATCATATAGCGGAGATATCATGGGGGTTGCTATTTACCACAATTACCGTCAAAATGACATCGAAATTACTTTCATAACCGCGACCCCTCGTTGGGCCACGCCGGGCAATATACGGGCTTTATTGCATTACCCGTTTATTCAACTAGGCGTCAAGCGGATGACAGCAATCACGAAAAAATCAAATAAGAAAGCCCGGTCTTTTATGACTGGGCTTGGTTTTATCTTGGAGGGTGTGCATCCCTACGCAGCGCGTGACTGCACAGCAGCTTGCACCTATGGCTTATATGCCAAGAATGCGGAGAAATGGACAAATGGGTAAATCAACACCAACTCCACCAGAGCCGCCTGATCCCGTTAAAACGGCGGAAGCCCAGGGCGCTATTAACAAAGAAACGGCTATTGCTCAAGCGAACTTGAATCGTATCGATGAATACACCCCATATGGTTCAAGTGTTTGGGAACAACAGCCAGAAGCAGAGCGGACATATACTCCAAAATGGGAGTCCGTGCCGATCTACGCCGAGCGGGAATGGATCGAAGATGGTGACGATGGCGGGGATTGGTCAGAGCCAGAAATAACTGGCTACAAGCAAGTCAACACAAATGTTGAGCCGGACGAATTAGACCCGACCGAAAGGCGTTGGGATCGTAAAACTACACTTGATCCTGCCCAGAAAGAGATATTAGACAGGCAAAATCAAGTTACCGGGGAATTGAATAGGGTCGCTGGTGAGCAAGTTGGCCGTGTTGGGACAGCGTTATCTGATCCATTTAGCTATGAAGGCATTGCTGCCGGTGGCAGTACAGATGCGGCAAGGGCGGCGGCACAGAGAGCATCTGGAATTGCTGGTGCTGGTTACAATTATGCGGGCCAACCTGCCGCACCGACATCCCAAGGCATAAGAGATTCGGCTAACATAGCGGCGAGTTCTGTAGCCAACCCATTTAGTCTAGGTGGCACAGCACCGTCAACGGCTGGCATATCCGGCGCAGCTAATACAGCGGAAGCTGGCATGGGCCAAGAGTTTAACTACAATGGCCTTCCCGGTGCATTTAACACTCAAGGGGCGCAGTCTGCTGTTCAGACGGCCACGGATGCCTATGGCAATCCGCTTGACTATTCCGGCGCACCAGCGGCCCCGACTGCTGATGCAGCGGCCCGCCAGCAGGTAATTGACTCAGTTTATGGTCAAATGTCGTCACGCCTTGACCCTCGCTTTGCGAGTGAGCAGACAGCGATGGAGACAAAACTCGCCAATTCTGGCATTGGTCGTGGAACGCAAGCCTTCTCAAGTTCGATGGACGATTTTTACAGGGGCAAGAATGACGCTTATCAAGGCGCACAAAATGCCGCAATCCAAGCTGGTGGGGCTGAACAGTCTCGACTTTTCGGGCTTGGCTCCGCTGCGCGGCAGAACGCCATATCTGAACAGAACTATCTCCGGGCATTGCCAGGGCAAGAGCAGGGGCAGCTTCTAGGGTATCAGGGGCAACTTGCGGGCCTTCAAACCGGGGCGCGGGGGAGAGCAGCGGAGGAACGGCTGACGGAGCGAGGAATACCTATCGCAGAGGCTGCACAGCTGCAACAGCTTCGCGGCGCTGAATTTGAAGCATCTTCGGCTGCTAGAGACAGGTCTGTTGAGGAGCAGCTACTCCAGCGCGGTATGCCCGCACAAGAGCAAGCTCAGATTCAAGCGATGCGCGGCGTGGCCTATGACGCTCAAGCGCAGGACAGAAGTCGTGGAATCCAGGAGTATGCTGCACAAAGAGCGGGTTCGCTTGGAGAGCAGCAGCAGGCTTACAATATGCAGCAAGGTCTATTCGGCCTTGACCAATCTGCGCGGCAGCGTGCCATTGAGGAATCTGCCTATCTTAGAAACCTGCCATTGAATGAGACCTCTGCGCTTCTTTCTGGCAATCAGATCAATAATCCTCAGTTCGGCGCTGCGCCTCAGACCGGCATAGCCAACACTGATTATGCCGGGATGGTGGCTAATAACTACGCCGGACAGATGAATGCCTACGGCCAGCAAGTAGGTGCAGTCAATGCGAAGAATGCTGCTTTTGCCAGCATGGCTGGGTCGTTAGGCAGTGCTGGAATAGGGAAGTGGAGCGACAGGCGCGTCAAGAAGAACATATCCAAGGTCGGCGTTCTTGATAATGGTCTCCCGGTATATTCATTCCAGTATATTTGGGGTGGCCCGCAACAGATTGGCCTCATGGCGCAAGACGTTGAGAAGGTCAATCCTTCGGCTGTTGTTGAGGATAGTAACGGCATCAAAGGCGTTAATTATTCCGAAGCCGTGAGATAGGAGGACAGTATGGCGACAATTAACCTTTACCGGGATATGCAAAAGGCATTGCTGGGCGAACAGAAGAAGGTGAAAGTGCAGCCCTTCAGAACTCCTGCTTCTATGACTAAGGAGCAGTCAGCGGCTCATATTACAAGTAAGTTGCTTGACGCATGGAAAGATAAGCAAGCTAAAGAAACAGGCAGCCAGGATCGCGCTTCTGCTAATAAGATATTGCAAGACTATATCGCCCCGCAAACTCCATTTAGCACTGAGAAATACGGTACTTCCCCTGAAGACCTTATGGTAGCTGCTAAGGGGTATGACGGTAGTTATGACGATGATGATGGCCAAATTTTAAGTTCTGACAACCAACGTGAATTTTATACGGAAGAAGCAAAAGCAGTAGAGGGCGCTTATAACGCAGGCGACCCGTCTGGGGCGGCTCTAGTAAGGCAACAGGCAGCGGCGGGGGCGTATAATATGCCCGATCAGCGTGGGTTTTTAGATAAGCTATTAGGTGCAGAAGAGAAAAAAAAGATGGGGCCAGCAAGCGAAGCCACCATGATGCAGGTCTTGTTGGGAGATAAGGACAAAAGGGATGCGGTCGCGGCAGCAAAGTTGGCGCGTACTCAGGAGATGGAAAATTATATAAAACAGCAGCAGAACAAGGCTTTCGCGCCGCCCGTTGAAAAACGAACTAATCAACAAAAGAACGCTATTGCTATGGGCCTTACCCCAGGTACGCAACCATTCAATGATTATATAAGAGCAGCATCAAAGCTCGTTCCCGAAGCGCCTAATCCGTTATTAACCAAACATGCGGAAGGTCTGAGCAAAACAATAGACGATTGGACAAAAAAAGGCCGAAACGCTCCCGGTTTTCTTGCAAAACTCGGCGATCTTCGAGGAGTTCTTTCTAGTGGTGTGAACCAAGGTTTCGGCCAAAAATTCTTAAACAACGCAGCGGCTCTTTCCAAAAGGATGGGCTGGAAAGTTAACGAGCCAAATCTAGGCGGAGCGCAAGTTGCCGACTCTTTGATTAACCAACTTGTCGTCCCCCGTGTTAAAGACCTTGGAGCAAAACCAACAGATAAAGATTTGCAGTTTATTGTTGATATATTTCCCAAAATACAAAATCAACCTGGCGCAAACGAGCTTATATTGCAAGTTCTAGAGATTGATTCAAAACGCAATATTGCTAGGGCTGGATTTATATCGAAATGGCTTAAAGAGAATGCCAAGACAGATCGCTATGGACTGGATTTCCAAGCAAATCTACAGGCATTCGAGAGTAGTAATGATATATTTAAGGAATTTGTCATTCCAGGATGGGTAAAAAACTCCTCCAGCGGCAAAAAGCTACCCCCAGTCCCAGAGGGGTATAAGAACTAATGGGAGAGGTTAGATATAATCCCGAAACACGCAAGGGCATCAGGCTTGAGGATGATAAGTGGGTGCCGACTGACGTAAGGCATAATGCCGAGGGGAATGCTGTCGCCTTTGATGGGGAGTCTTGGAAGCCAGTTGGTGGAATTAAATCCGTAGCCCCCCAACAAGAACTTTCATGGCCTGATAGGGCGCGTTTAATTGCTAGTGGCGCTCTTTTCGAAGGCGGAGACGAAGCTGCGGCAGCAGCGCGGTCCACTTTTGGTCCAGAAACTTGGGACGAGGCTATTAAGGATGAACGCCAAAAACTAACGGCGGCTGAAGCCAAACCGGGATCAACTAAATACAAGATAGGCGGTGCCGTTATTCCTGGCGTCCTTGCCGCGCCGTTTACAGCCGGAGGGTCTCTTGCCCCGACAATAGGACGTATGGCAATTCTAGGCGGCGCTGACGCTTTGGCTTCTACTATCGGGAGGAGAGAAGGAAACATTGTTGACCGCGTAACGGAAAACCCACAAGAAACCATCCAGAACACGGCTACGGGCATGGTGGCAGCGCCGGTTCTCGGAAAAGGATTAGGATATGCCGGGGAAATAGCTAAAACAGCAGTGAAACCTGTTAGTGCGATGCTTAGAGCTTTAACCGGGAACAAACTGCCACTTAAAGTTGAGAGGGAAATCCGGGCTATAGCTGAAAAATCTGGGCGGTCAGTTGATGAAATTTCTGCTCGAGTCGATGCTGGAGAAACCCTTGCGGATATATCTCCTCAAGCGGTTTCTGATTTTACAAAAACTATTCCTCCCAGAATAGCGTCTCAGATTACTGATTCCGTCAAAGAGAGAGCCGCTAGAATCCCAGATGCGGCCCGAAGAAATCTTCAGGACGACCTTGCTCCCGAGTCATCTCTAGGGAATATAACAAAGTGGTTTGGTAAAAAAACATCTGACATTGAAGCTGCCGAAAGCGCATCATATAACAAGATATTTAAAGAAGGTGTCGGGCCATCAAATTCTCTAAATCTTGGAGTGCAGGACGCTCTACAAAGTCAAAAGTCAGTTCGCAAATACGTTGATGAAATATTGGAGGCTGAAAAACTTCCTCCGATATATAAAATGGTTGAGGGTAGGGTTGTACTCCTTGACGATGTTAGCCTTGAGATTGCTGAGATTGTCCGTCGTGGTTTATTCGATCTAAGAAAAGCCGCATCGTCGTCCCTAAAATCAAAAGGTACTTTAGCTACGGGTATAGGTAAACGCGAAGATGATCTCCGCGAGGTGATTGATTTTGCCTCCCCAGAACTGGCCGCTACCCGTGCAAATTGGAAGCAGGTAAAAGACCTCTCAGAAATATACGAAGATGGCACAAAGCTGTTAAATCTGCCTTCTGAGAAGGCAGAAATATTGATGGATAAAATACTCAAGTCTGGAGATAAGGACCGTATTGAGGCTTTAAGATCAGGCGTTGCCTTTAGGCTAAAGACACAAGCTGAAAAGTCTTCTTCAAAAGGCAAGCAGATCAAGGATATTATAGATGAGGAATCCGGTACTCGTATTATTCTTGAACGGCTGTATCCCGGTGATACCGCCGAGGAGGCATTTAGGCAAATAAACTTGGCTGGTAGTGTTACGAACACTGCATCTAAGGTAAAATACACCCCAGTAGATTCCACTAGAGCCAGCATGGCAGGGGCACTCGCCTCGGGATTTGGCCAAACTGCGCGAAGCGCGGTTACGGGTAGACTCGATTATATGGTTGCCCCCGTTCTTGCCCTTGCTGGTCGTGTGTTATCGCCTATGTCTAATATGAGCGCCAAAAAGCTACAAAAGATTACAGATATTCTAATATCTGAAAATCCAGAACTTGTTAAGAGAGCGTTAGCCGACCCTAAGTATAAACAAATCTTAATAAAGACCATGAAACAGACAGCAGACCGGCTTCAGGTTGGAGCCGCCTCGGCTGGCTCTTATGAAGTCCCGCAGGAAATGAAACGCGCATTAGGAGCAAGATAAATGGCACGCAACGGATCAGGAACTTACAGCAACCCGTATCCCAATTTCGTCAGTGGGACGGTAATATCGTCCTCTGAAACTGACGCGAATAACAGTGCGATTGCTACAGCCCTAACGCAGTCAATCGCGGTTGACGGGCAATCAACGGTTACTGCTAACCTCCCGCTGAACGCAAAGAAGCTCACCGGCCTGGCGGTTGGCACTGCTGCGACCGACAGCATCAGTCTGGGCCAAGCCCAAGCTGAAGCATTCGTCTGGTGCGGCACCGCTGGCGGCTCTGCCAACGCCATCACGCTGGCCCCCAGCCCTGCGATCACGGCTTACGCTGCCGGGCAGCGGTTCGTGTGGATGGCAAGCTCTACGGTGAACACAGGTGCCACCACGGTTGCTATATCTGGCCTTGGTGCGATTGCCCTCCAGGACAACGGAGCGGCTCTTGTTGCGGGCAACCACGCCGCCAGCAAGATGTTCATGGGCATTTTAAATACGACCAGCACCGTCCAGATCATGCAAGTGCAGAGCAGCGGCACTGATCCGCTAATTGTTTCCAGCCTTACGGTCTCTGGAACGGCCACGATTGGCGGTATCCTGTCGGTTGACGACACTACGACTAGCACATCAGGGACGACAGGCAGCATTCACACAGACGGTGGGCTGGGTGTGGCAGGTACGGCGTTTGTAGCGGGTGCGGCTAAAATAGTAGGTGTTACCACACATGGCGGGGACGTTCTCTCTGATACGGATAGCACGGACTCAATCGGTTCAAGCGCGGTCCGCTGGGCTGGGACTTGGACCGACGCAATTAACGGCGTCACTTCGCCAACGGCGCAATACACCAGTGCAGAGGAAACAAAGCTCGCGGGTATTGAAGCGTCTGCTGACGTAACGGATGCAACGAATGTTCTGGCTGGACTTGCTGGGCAAGTTGCCGTTGCAGCGACCTTTGAGCCTACTGGAGACACATCTGCCAGTGACAACGCCGCCATTGGGTACACCGCTGCCGAGGGTCTAATCCTTACAGGTCAGGGCAGTACCTCAGACATCACGCTGAAGAACGACGCTGATGCTATTGTGTTCACGGTCCCCACCGGAACTGATGACATCCTGTTCCCTGATAATGCAAAAGCAATGTTTGGCGCTAGTTCTGACTTACAGATTTATCATAATGGTAGTTATTCATTAATTTCAGATTCAGGTACTGGAAACTTAATTCTTGCGTGCCAAGATTTTTCGCTCTCCAATCCCGCTGTAGGGGAGTATATGATAACAGCCGCCGTCAATGGTGCTGTAACTCTTTACTACGATAACAATGCCAAACTTGCGACTTCCAGCACAGGCGTAGCCATCACTGGTGAGGCCACAGCCACCGGCTTCACAGGGACGCTAGACGGCGTGCTTGGCGGAGGCACCCCTGCTGCGGCGACAGTCACAACCATTGACGCATCAGGCGTGGCGACAGCGACAACCTTTGAGCCTGACGGCGACACATCTGCCGGTGACAACGCCGCTATGGGCTATACAAGCGTTTTGGGAGCAATCCTGACGGGCCAAGGCTCGACCAACGATGTGACGCTCGTTAATGATGCAGACGCAACCGTACTCAGCATCCCGACCGGGACGACCAACGTAGCCATCACTGGCGACATCACCGCCAATAACTTTGCTGGCAGGAACCTCATCATCAACGGTGATATGGCGATTGCACAGCGTGGCACTAGTATCGTAACGCCGACCAACACTGTGTACCTCCTTGACAGATACAAATACTTCATCTCTGGGACAACGGCGGCAGTTACCGTGACGCAGGACTCTGATATGCCAGCGGGGCATATCGGTTTTTCGATGAAGGTTGATTGCACTACAGCCGATGCCTCAGTGGCAGCGGGAGACGTTGCTGGTTTTCACTACTATGTAGAGGGGTTCGACTCAGCCCATTTGGCCGCTGGCACAGCAGCAGCTAAAACCATAACTATTTCATTTTGGGTCAAGTCACCCAAGACAGGCGGGCATGGCGTTATTGTTAAAAACGGTGCGAACAATAGGGCGTACCCCGCTTCATACACAGTTTCCGTAGCGGATACTTGGGAATACAAAACGATGACTGTGGCTATGGACACAGCGGGCGGATGGATTGGTGCGACAAATGGCATTGGTCTTGGTTTATATTTCCCGCTGATTGCTGGCTCAAATTTCACTGACCCGGCTGACGCATGGGTCGCAGCGGAGTGTTATGGTATAAACAGTGGCGTTAATATTTTAGACAACGCCGCAAACAATTTTTACTTAACGGAACTTCAGGTAGAAGCGGGGACAGCGGCGACCGAATTTGAGCGTATTCCCCACTCAACGCAGTTAGCTAAGTGCCAGCGGTATTACGAGAAGACCTATAAACAAGCCACTGCCCCCGGCACCGCGACAGAGCAGGGCGCTCTCATAGCCATCGCCAGCACTACGGCGATTATTGCAGTTAATTGGCAGTTTGCCGTTATAAAACGCGCCGCACCGACCGTCGCCTTATACTCGTATCTCGGCACTTCGGGGGATTGGAGCGTAGTGACCACAAATGCTGACACCGCATCCGTTTCAGCGCCGTGGGGGGCGCAAGACAGAGCGCTGACTAGGCTTGACAGCAGTAGTTTAACCGCTGGCGCGGCTTACTTTGGACACGCAACAGCAGACGCGGAGCTATAAAATGGCTGACTACAAACTCACCGACAACGACACAATCATCCGCACCAACGATGGTGCAAGCATTCCCCCCGACCCTGCCAATAGTGACCGGATCGCATACGACGAGTGGGTGGAAGAAGGCAACACGCCGGACGCTGCTGACGCAGCACCAGACCCCACATGGCAAGAGAAACGTCAAGCCAATGTCGCTGATGGCGGGTATGGCGCAGTGACGGAGCAGCTAGAAATCATTGGTGAGCAGGGCATCACCGCCTTCCAGAACCACATTGCCGCTGTTAAAGCTGCAATTCCGAAGCCGTAGGAGAGTAAAAAATGGGTACTGTTAAAGACGTTTCCGCAAAACTAAACACGCACGAAGCTGTCTGTGCGGAGCGCTGGAAAGAAACTATTGAGCGTATCAAGCGTATGGAGATGGTTATGATCGGCTCTGCGGGAGCAGTGATTCTCCTTCTCTCTGGGATGCTCTGGAAAATTTAACGGTGATCTATGGAAAACAGAAGATTACTAATCTTTGCAGCATTAGCGATTCTCCTGCCGCAGGCGTCTAACGCGACTGACACTGTAACATCCTCGACTGTTTCCAGCACTGTGAGCAGTAGCTCGAATACGGTATCAACCTCGTCGGGCAACACTGTAATCGACAAGGCTCCGGGCACCGCCAGCAGTCCATCTGTCGTTATAAATAATTCTGACATCTGCGTCACAGGCGTCAGTGGTGCAGTGCAAACGAGCTTTATTGGCTTGAGCGGCGGCACTACGGTGCGGGACAAAAATTGTGAGGTCTTGAAGCTATCTCGCACACTCTATGGGGCTGGCCTCAAGGTAGCGGCGGTATCCCTCCTGTGCCAAGATGCCCGCGTGTTCGACAGCATGATGGCGGCGGGGACGCCATGCCCATATGGCGGCCAGATTGGAGACAAGGCCAAGGCCCTGTGGCTGGCAAATCCGACAGAAGCACCGGAAAACACTAAGCTACGCCGTGATGCTATTAAAAAAGCTGCCGCTGCCGAGGCGGTGGAGGATGCGCGGCAAGAAGCCGAGGCGGAAGCAAAAGAGGGCGCGCGGCCTGAGCCGGAGTATCCAGAATGAGGTGGCTGATCGGCCTTTGCGCGGTGGTGTTATTAGGTGCCCTCATATGTGGATTAGCTAAAAGCGAAGAGCTAACGACCACGAACCTTGTACCGGGTATGAGTGGATTCACGGCCACCGGGGGAACGTCCGTTGGCACTGGTGCAGGGTGCAGTTCAGGTGCTTATTGCACGAGTGGCACTAACGAAGGCGGCGGCAGCTACACATCCAGTTTTGATGTGCCACTGACCGAGGCCGAGGTGAAGCTGGGATTTACGCTCAACTCAGCCATCACAATCAATAGCCATATTAGCAATTCGCGGCTTGCCACCTGTAGCAGCGTTTCCCAGTCGGGAGACTGCCGGGATATCTTCAAATTAACTATCAGTCTGCTAGATTCTGGTACGCAGGTGCAGTCGTTCACACATCAAGAAGAACTGAACTGGACGGGCCTGAGGGACTTTACCTTTACCGATACCGTGGCGGCGAACAGCTATGGTGTGCTGACGGGGATGCTTGAATTATATGGAATTGATGCGGGGTATCCAGTTGGCTTCTACGGCCCGCAATTCAGTGATCCCAGCCTGACGATTGATTACCAGACGGCACTAATACAACAGCAGGTAGAGCAGGAGATACAGCAACTAATCGAACAGACGGCGGTTGTGCAAGTGGTGGAATTACTCCCGCCACCGGCCCCCGTTGCAGAGACCACGGCTGCGCCGCCACCTGTTACGGATATTGCGCCCCCTGCCGCTATGGATATTGCGCCACCAACTATGACGACCACGATTGCGCCCCCCGCTGCCCCGACCATCGCGCCCATTTCGCCGCCGCAAACTGAAACGCAGCAGACGCAGGAGGCCCAGGCGGAAGCTCAAATCGAAGCTGTCGTGGAGGCCCAACCAGAGGCCCAACCAGAGGCCACAGCGGAGGCGGAGCCAGAGGCCCAGCCAGAACCTGAAGCAGCGGAGGCCCAGCCCCAGCAAGCCGCCGCCCCTGCCCCCACTAAAACGGCCCCCAAGGCCGCTGCTAAAGCTACCCCAAAGGCCAAGGCCAGAGCCAGAATGACCCCGGCGGTGGCCGCGCAAACGGTGGTGGACAATATCGCTCCCAGCCAGCGGTATGGCTCTGCGGCTCAGACCACCACACTCGTGGCAATGGGCATGATTGGCGGCAACCGTACCCTTTTCAAAGGTGCCGGAATAGCAGACGCCCCGACATTCTTTAAATCGACGACTATTCCAGACGGGCCTTCCATCGTGGATACGATGACCAATTATCGCTTTGGCGGTCAGGCCTCTGCGGCCCATAATGCGCTGGTCGAAAGTCAGTGGAGTAAGTAGATGGCTGAGATTGAATTTGCAGGAGTGAAGTTTACCGGCGGCAAGATGGTCGGTGTCGTGATGGCACTGTCTACGCTGGTCGGTGGCCTGTATGGAGCTTTCGAGGTTTACAAAGACTACACTGACATGAAGAAGAAAATCGCAAGCTATTCGGCTCCCGACCTATCCGGCTTCGACAAGAAACTAGCCGTTATGAGCAAGACGATGGGCACCGTGACTAAGGAGATGGCGTCTGTCCGCAACCGGGTGTTGGAGGTGCAGCAGATCGTGCGGGATGTCCGGCAGGATACAAGATCAGACGCAGGTAAATTATACGCAGGGATCAGCGCCGTTGATGGACGCTCACGGTCACTGGACGCTGAGACACGGGCTGCACTGCGTCAGGCCGAAAAGAATATCCGCGATATTACGGAATCAGCTTCGGCTCGATTTGATGGAAA